CTCATTATCATTCCCCTTCCCCAAATTCACCCGCCCCCGCAGACCGGCGGGCGCAAAATTGGTTCTCCACATAAAATCAGCTTGTTACTTTAAATACCAAATGCGAGGAAGGGTTCTCTCCTTTCTGTGAGCCGTCCCACATTTTAGGGGACTTGTGTGTGTTGTGAGTTAAATTCTGCGGGTATTGATAACCGCTTACGCGGATACGGTTCTCTTTCTGTGCATCATTTCATCCACATCTACTCCGACTTCTTCCAGAGCTGCCCTGCAGATCCGCTTCGGGTTGTCTTTGTATTCTTCCTCAATCTCTTGGATCTGCCGATACACTCTCAGGCATCTGTCGTAGCCGAATCCGTATTTCCTATGCAAGCCGATCAGGATGCATGCCATGATGCTGGGCTTTACCCACTTGATCTGCTGCTGTCGCATGTACAGCCACTGTTCCTCTGTCATGTCCCCCAGGCTTTCCCCACTGAGATAAGGCACATCCCTCCAGCTTGTGCCGGAACCGTTCTGCACTTCGATCCCGGTCTCGGCTTCGCACATCTTGATGATGCTTGAATCATGGTCTGTGGCGCATTCCTGCCACGCGTCCCAGGTAACATCTACCAGTCTTGTGACTGCGGTCTTTTTCATGTTCCAGTTGCGGTACATCGTAAGGGCAAGCCCCGAATATAATACTGCCGCCCATTTGTCCCCTTCTTTTTCCAGTTTTTTGTATGCTTTAATGTGCGCCTGTCTTCGCATACTCCCTCCTTAGTTAAACGGAAGATTGTCCATGTCAATCTCTTCATCCAATCCGTCAGGAATGTTCATGAAGCCGTCTTCTTCCTGCTTGCCGCTCTTCGCATCCTGTTGCTGTCCGTTGCTCTGCTTGCTCTCTGCAAACTCCTGATCTTCTACCACGACCTCTGTGGTGTAGACCTTGACTCCGTCCCTGTTTGTGTAACTTCCGGTCTGGATACGACCGGTGACTGCCATCTTCGTTCCCTTCTTGAGATATTTCTCAACGAACTCTGCTGTCTTGCCGAAGCAGACACATGGAATGAAGTCTGCGTTGTTGCCGTTGTTATTGCTGTTTCTGCTGATCTTCCTGTCTACTGCCAGCGTGTATCTTGCAATGCACATCGGCTCATTACCCTGTGTGTATCTAACATCCGGGTCCTTTGTCAGTCTTCCCATTAAGATTGCTTTGTTCATTCCTTTTCCTCCCAGTCTTCACAGTTGTCATCGTAGAATGTCGGCACTCCATATTCAGATGACTCTTCATTACCGCAATAAAACTTCCCATTCCTTACGCCGTTGCCATCCGGCGAATACTTGTTATACTTACATGTCCCACAGCATTCTTTCATCAGTTCCCCCATCCTTTCAGCAGTTCCTTCCACATTGCAAAATCAAGCGGGCAGTCCGTGAACTCTCCGTTCTCTTCTCCTACGATCACCACCGTCCCTGCAATGATCTGATTGACAGGATAATTCCCAAACTGGAAGTTCCTCGGAAGACAGCAGTATTTGCCGTCCTCATTGATCAGCATTGATACTCCCTCGCAGATCCTTACCCGCTCGATGTATCCTTCTACTGTCTTCTGCAGGTTTTTCAAACTGGGGCTGATATTTGATACATGCCCGTACTGTTCATCGGGTCTTTTAATGATTACGCGGATCTTCGCGCCACTAGGTCTGCTCATTGTTACTCCTTTCTTTTGGTTCCCAATCACAGGACCTCTTCCCGATCAGAATCTTCCCTTCAGCATCCCGCACCCACTTCCGTTCGTGCCAGTTGTACATCTGTCCTCTTGCTTCAAAGCAATTACGGGAGCCCCATTCATGCTTACATCTCCGCCCGCATGGTGTTCTGATTGGGTCTGCTTCCATCAGGTCAAATATGCTGATCTGACCTATCATTATCTCTTCAGCCATCATTACCCCCCCCCCCTCTGTCAAATTCCTTCAGCACTTCGATGAATTCATTTGCCTTATCGGGTGTCTTGAACTCTGCAAACAGCCTTCTGGTCTGTCCCTTTTGGACGTACAGCAGGTACTTGCCTTTGAATACCATAGTGCCTATCGTTATGCCTGTTTCCTGATTGTGTAATGCCTTACTCAATGTAGTTCTTTCCGTATCTCCGCATGAATGCTTCTCTGGCCTCGGCTTCGTTTAAACCGTTCTCAGCCATTTTCTTCTCATAAGCTCTCTGTCCTACCTGTCTCAGCCTTTTCATTGCCTTGGCATCATAGTGGACGCCATTCGGGGGGATGTTGTGGCAGTATGGGCACATGTAAACGACCAGCCCGTCTTCATCGGAGAGCCTGCGGTTAGCCGCTCCGAATATGTGATGGGTCTCCGTCATTCCGTACTGACCACATAAAAAGCAGATTCCTTTCCGTGTATCAAGAATTGATTTTGCCATTGTTCAACCTCTCTCTCAGTTTCTTCATCAAGTCATCCGGGGCTTCGACTCCATCTCCCCTTTTTTCCTCAATCAAATCCCTTTGGGGAGTGCCAGGAATCGCGGGCTGTGGTGGTCTTACAGAAATTGGAGTGATCTTGTCGATCATTTCCCTCCTCTGGTACTCTTCAAACCTCTTGACGAACATGGGCCTCTGTACACTCTCTAATGTTTCAAGGGAAGTGTTGCCCCACTGCCTGAATGTGGTATAGCCTCCCACGATCTTTTTTGTGATGTCTGGCAACTGATCCCAATACATCTCTGAGTCGGGAGAATATGCCTGCCGCAGTGCTCTGATCAGCTGATTCCATGCCGCCGGCGCGAGCATCGGTGCATCAGTGCTTAACCGATAGGACAATTCTCTAAGGTCGGCAATGGTAGGCGGGAACTTATTTGTCATCACATAGTTTGTAGCGGCCTTATTGAGGACAGGAAACGGAATGTCCTGCAATGCCGTATACCAAAGGTTGTAGGCATTCTCCGTTGCAAGGAAGTTCCCCTGTGGAAAGGCGGTGACCAGTCCTTTTGCGATCACCTTGAAATCATCAAACGATAAGCGATTCTGCATTTATACCTCCCCAGTTGTCTATTGCTTGCAGTTTTGAATCAAGGGAATTGGATTCCTTCTTTTCATCCTCCCAGAAGAGTCCTTGCCATCCGTTCCGCATGGTCTTGTCAATGCACTCGATCACGGCAATTGAGCCGATTTTCTGCTCTTGTTTCTCAACCTGTGTGACCAGTGACTTGATTGACCTGTCTGACTTGTAAGGCTTCTTGATCTCTTTTCTGTACTCAAGGAAATCAATCAGTTTCTCTTTCACAGGTTCGGACAGGTTGGAATCCAAAACTGTTTTATTACTATCTGTTCTTTCTTTTATGTTCTTGTTTATTCTTTTATTATTACTTTCAAGTTTTTTGGAATCTTGTTTTGAAGTTTCTTCAAACCTAGTTTTCAAGTTTTTTGAAAACTTGTTTTCAAGTAGACCCCCAATTGCATCACCATCAACGTGGAAATACTTCTTTGCCGGAACTCCTTTCATCTTGGTCTTGAGGAATCCTCTTGCCTCGAGGATGTTGATTGCTTTCGCCTGCTTGTATGTCGAAAGTGTTGTCTTCTCTTCGATCTGCTCAGCAGTTTCAAAAAACATTCCATCTTCGTTGAGAAGGCCTTTGTCTTCCCAATACACCTGACTGGATGCGAGTTCTCCAAGAATTACCGCGGCATCCAATCCGACTTCATGTGCAATCGCAATGTTCACTGTAATGAATGAACTTGATGCTACCATGCGGATTACATTCATTTAGTTTCCTCCAAGTGGTAACAGGTGAAAGTCTTATGGTTTACTGTTACTCTTTCCGCGCTGATGCGGTGCCCGTTTTTCTTCAGATCCGCGATCCGCGCCGCCAGCCTTGTGCATCCAAGCAGAAAAGCATCTCTGCTTGTTATTCCATCATTTTGCCTCATGTACTCGAGTATCATCTCGCACTGGGTCATCTTTTTCCCCTCCTATATAGCGCCATAAAATCTTCGAATGACATGCAAACCATGATTCCTTTCCGGCTCCGTTTCCAGAAAACAGCCGGCATTCCATCCTTACGTTTCTCAGCTTCTTCTGTTGCCTGCTGAAGGGCTGCCCACGGATTCAATCGCTCAACTGCTTTGGCTTCTATGTGGATGCCTTCCAGCCCGATCACATCAGACTGTTTGAACTGCACATATCCTCTGTGTGTATTAAATCCATACTCATTGAACAGTTTTGACAATTCGCGTTCAAACCTTGCTCCCTTTTCCCGGGATGCCTTACCCTGTTTTCTCTTCTTTTCGTCCATGTTGTCTTTCCCATTCTTCAAGCGCCGCCCGGACCTCTCGCGGCATCGGTGCTTGAAGTCCTAAGTCTTTCATGTCCTCGATGATGCCATCCAGGAGCACTGAGAACTCTTTTGTATCGTAGGTGGATGAACCGTAGTAGCATAGCAATTGAACTGCTTTCCTTCCGTTTACATCCACCTCTCCGACTACTTCCGTCTCTCTCCACAACCCCTTGAAGGCCTCAACTGCTTTTTCGCTAAGAAGTACATAAGTGTACTTCCCGTACTTTCTGAGGGATTCAAGGTATATCTCCCATTTGTCTCTCGGAGGATTCAAGGACTTTGCGATCTCTCCGATGCAGTGCCACATAAGCGCATTTGCATCGAGGCTTCTTTTTCTGGTCTTCCTCACGATCTTGATTGACAGATCCTTGTCTTTCAGATCATCGATGCCGTAAAGGCTTTCATTGACTGCCAATTGCAGGACCGGCTTTGAAGTCTCAAAATCACGGCTTATGCCGGTGAGTCTTCCAGTGAAATTCATTTCTTTTTGCTCACCACCTTGTTATAAACTGCCTTGACTGCCGCTTCGCTCATTTCCTCAAGGGTCTTGGCGTGCATCGCCATGAGCAGGGTTTCTCTTACCTTTCCTTCGGGGTATGCCTTGGCGATAACTTCCACCATTTCGTCCCTTGAGGGGTATGCAGGCTGTCCAGTGCGATCCTCGGCGGGTTCTGCCTTCTCAGCCTTTGCCTTGCGCTCGTTGTGGTTCTCATCCGTGTCGGCGTCCTTTGTATCGTCAATCAGCAGTAAGCCGTTGAGCGCGTACTTCCTTGCGTAACTGGATGCCGTGCCGGTGATCTGTGATCCGTCCATGCCTTTCTTGTTTTCATCCTCACGCGCCAGTGCGCTGTTTGTGATTGTCGATCCCTTTTCCACATCATGGAATGTGGCCGTTGCCTTAACGTAAAATCTGTCTCCTATAAGGAAAATGTCATCTGAAAGAGTGATTGTCGCTCCAACCTTGTCTAGAAGCGGCTTTACCGCTGTGAGAATATCTTCACAGGAACGATATTTGTACTTACCGAAAGAGTTATACTGGCCTTTAGGGGCTTTGAGTTCTACCTGCACACGCAGAAGTTTTTCATAGATCGTCATATTCAGTTCTCCTTATACTTCATTCCGAACATTTCCAGGTATGCACGCAGGCTGTTCGCATCCTCTTTGCTGTATACCGTGAATTTCCACTCTAATTCCCTTTTTGCGGGGATTTCTGGCTGATTGGGTACATTTGCCTGTTCAGGTTCTGCGGCCGCTTTAATGGCTTCTACTGCCATCTCTTTCGCAGTGACAAGATCGTGCCTGCGGTTCATTGCCGCCTGCAGATTGTTGCCGCTCTGCCTGTATACGGCCAGGCACTCATCCGCAAACTCTCCACAGGTCTGTTTGATAACTGATGTTTCCTGCTTTACAGTGAGAACCATCTGCTGGATGTCTGCGATGATTTCCTTTTCGGTGTATGTCTTATTGGTCCAGTTTTTCTGCCATATCCTCGAAAGCGGAAGATATTCACCGAACTCCCCGATGTTCTCAGCGTGCAGTTTTCTGATCACTTCGCTCT